TCAGGATGACCCCAGTCAATAGTAAAAAGATAGGTACCAGGATAAAACTTTTTATCTTTTCCTCTAAACTTACCATCTATACCATCCATCCAATCAAAGCGATGCACACTAGGATAATAACTAAAACAATTCCACAGTTGAAGTTGGTCGAGCGACATATCGGGCACCTGGGATCGGTTATAATTCCGCTGGAAAAACGCTGAGATAGGCAGTCTCCAATAACACGCACCATTTGGTAACATGATATTAAAAAGGATGGCACGTCCCGTAATAGAAGTAATTCCAAAGATAACACAATCTCTTTCTCCTTTACGTTTCGGATCCATGTCATAAAGATACTCTGTTCGAATCTTGCAATAAATCGGTGGAATATTTGCGTTAAGATATGCCATAAATTTTTCATCCTTTTATTTCGCCCCAAGTCTTACCATATTCATCATCAACTTTATTTGGAACCTTCATTGTTATACCACCTGGTTTAACATTTTCCATGATTTTTTTGATCCTCGCTCCTTGCTTCTCGTCACTCACAGATATGTCTAATTCATCATGAATCTGAATATGTGGAACAATACCCTCGTTATATAAATCGAGCATCGACTGTTTAGTCATATCCGCAGCAGAACCTTGAATCAATTTATTCAAAGCTTTGTATGTCATCGCACGTTTAATATATTTAGGATGCTCAGACTGTAAATCCTCTTCTACCGCTGCCCAGTTCTTGTCAGAAAATTCTGGATACTTCGTTCTAATTCTTTCACGGTAGAGTTCTGCAATCTCTATCTTAGTTCCAAGTGCAGGAAGTTTACCTGGTGTGTATTCGTTGATCTGCCATCTGTGAAACCTACAACGTCTACCACCAATCGTTCCAATCACACCGTGTTCGTCTGCTTCGTTAATTAAATTTCTCATCAAATCTTTTACGAATGGAACTTTGTCATGATACTTGTCAAACAATTGTTCTGCTTGATACTTATCTAAACCTAATTCGTTTTGTAACTTATTTTTACCCATACCGTAGAACAAACCTAAGTTAATGGTCTTTGCTTGTTTACGATCAATACCTGCAAGATCTGCAACGACTTGGTGAAAGTCTACTGAGTCATTTTTAAATTGTTTTACAATTTCTTTTACCGATGGTTGTTGAGATATGTAATCATCGTCTGCTGCGTAATGCACCACAAGTCTTGGCTCTTGTTGTGAATAGTCAAACGATCCCCACAGATGCTCACGCTCGGGTAAGAATAAGCCTCTGATTCTACTACCTAATTCCGGGTTTCGTATTGGCATTTGTTGAAGATTTGGGTTTGCATAACTGAATCTTCCTGTAACCGTACCACCAGTATCTGATCTAATTGGATTAATATCCGCATGGATTCTACCTTTGTGTACATGTTTTAAAATGCTTTGAATAAAGGTTGTATGCATCTTGTTTATTTCTCTAGCTTTTGCTATCTTCTGTACAAATGGATTTGAATGTTCCTGAAGAAAGGTTTTGGTAAATGAAGGAGATCCTTTTGCAGTGTGTGCGTAAGTTAACTTCAGCTTATCAAATATTTTTGCAATATTTCTGGCTGCCCATATTTCAGGCTCTATTCCTGTTTCTTTTTTTACTTCTAGCAATAACGATTCTTCTTGGTCGATTAATTCTTGTTGGAGTATATGAGCGCCTTCTACATCGACGCGAACCCCTTTAAATTTCATATCTATTAAACATGGAAATAAATCGGTTTCTAGTTTTAATACTTTGTGTAAGTTTTGTTCTTCAATATGTTTGGTAAGTTCATGGTACAAATCAATTGTAATCGCTGCATCTTGTTCTGCATATCGTCCAACATACATAGCCGGTAGTTTGTACATCTCTGCTTTTGGATCAATGCCAGCATTTTCTGCTGCCTCGTTTAATAATGTTTCATCTTTTTTTACTTTTAGATAATCCCATGTTGCACTGTTTAGTGAATACCAGAATCTATTTTCATCAATCAAAGATAACATTACCATGGTATCTACAATCTTACCGTTGATAGCAATGCCGTATGATCTTAACCACGATACGTCGTACATTGCATTGTGAAAAATTTTTGTATTATCTGCAGCGCATATTTCTTTGACGTAATCTAAAACTATTTTCTTATCTAAATTACCTGCGCGATGCCCGATCGGATAGTAACCCGACCACTTGAATCCAGCTTCGTTGACTGCGACTGCAACACCAATAATTTCACCGTTTTGTCTAACTGCGCCTGATCCTTTTGATTTTAAATCCGGATCTCTTGTTTCTAAGTCAATTGCAACGTGTTTAAACTTAGACAGATCCGGATATGAATCCGGAGCATTCCATTCAATTGGTGTTTCAAACATTATTTATCCCAGTTTTTCCTTAATCTATCAATTTCTAATTCACAGTAGTGAATAATTTTGTTGAGATCTTCTATTTTATTTTTCTTCAAATATCTGACCACATATTTTATTACATTTCCCTGAAAAAAATTCAACCCATTCTCCATAATAAAAGTGTATGGCTGAATCTTAATCTTGTAATGTGATCCACCTATTTGTTTTTCGTTTGCGTTCTCTTTTACTTCAAAGAAAGATTTGTTTGTCATTGTATGTCTCCTCCTGGTTCATATATGTATTTTGTATTTTTGTTCATGTAGAACAATTTCTTTTTTGCACGTGTCACACCTACAAACCAAACACGATGTTCTGTGTCTTTTAAGCTTTGACTCTTTAATGATTCATGAAAAGGCTTGTAACTGATATCTGTAAATAAGATAACGTTATCACATTCTTTTCCTTTTGCTTTATGGATTGTAGATACGGTAATTCTTGGATCTTGATGTAAGTCTTCACCCTTATTAATTAAGTTTTGAATATACGTCTTTTGATCGTCAGAAAATTCTAATTGTTTCCAGTCACCTTCAACAAGAAGTCCATGACTTTCTTTTAACTCTTCTAGTGTCACTGTGTATAAGGGCCTAACAGTTTTACCACTCGCAAAGCCTCTCGCTACTTGCTTCTTGCTTAACAGTTCACTGTATAATAATTCTGCTTCTTCTCCGCTGACACTCGCACCTTGGTTCAAACGATCCCAAACTCTCCAGGCTCGTATCATATTCTTTTTTATAAGTTCTGCTCGTGAACAAAAGAAATAATGGTTACCCGTTTCTAGATGCTCGACAATACTTTCTTGTTGTTTATTAATTCTAGTTAAGATCATCCAGTTTTCTGTATCAAAGTCTATGTCATATAGATCTAGTCCATCAATTACTTGTCCTTCGTCACCGCCGCGTGGTAACCATTCTTTATCAAGTCTTTCTTCGATGTTATCTAAAATGCTCATCGCTTCTTTGTGAATGTTAATAGGCACACGATTCGACTGTATCTGTGCATCTAACGTTCCCTCTAAATTTATAAACTCTGTAGGTGAAGCAGCTGTAAACGAAAAAATCGTTTGATCGTCATCCCCTGCAACTAGAGATCTCTGACATGTTTTCTCAATTTGATAAAACATTCTCCATTGCAGAGGATTCAGATCTTGTGCTTCATCTAAGAAGACCGCATCAAGGGACAGAGAGCAGCCTTCATCAATGAACTTTTTGATCATATCCGAGAACTCATACATTTTTGTATCTCGTTTATAATCCTCAATATCTTGGTATAGTTGTTTTGCAGCATCAATGTTTACATCGTCTTGTAAGCCCATTTCATGCGCCATGTGTCCAAGATCGTTGATGCCTTTTAATTTATTTTTTGTAAATTGAATTAGTTTTAGAATATCGTTGCTGTATTCGTAGTGACCTGTGTCTGATTCTTTTCCATCAAACTCTATATCACCGTGACCTTTTACTGTTTTAAATTCGTTCCATCGGTTTCCTTTTAGTAAAAGTTTTGGATCTAAATTTAATGTCTGCCTACCTAAAGCATGTAGTGTAGATATTTGTATTTGATTACCTGGATAGAGTTTGTTGATTCTTTCTTTTGCTTCATCTACTGCAGCATTACTGAAACCCACATATAAAATTTTAGACTGTTCTGTTTTATATGTATTGATTTCTAAATCTAAATAGTGATGAATCAATCTATGTGTTTTACCTGTGCCTGGTGGTCCAGGTATTTTTATTCTTTTCATTATTCTCCTGCTACCTGAAACGATGCTTTTTTCTTTTTATTTTCCCTGACTATAGGCTCATGAATTGTTTGCTCATCAATTTCAATTATTCTTGTTGTCTTGTTATCTATCTTCGGTGATTTTTCTTTACCGTTGTAAATATCTATAAACATCTTCTGAGTCTTAATGCTCGTCATTCGCCTTGTGTCCCAACCATTTCTGTTTAGAAATGTCCAGAAGTCTGCCCATTTAAACATAGTGCTACCATTTTCTGTAAACGGTTTTCCTTTTCTTACATCAGATAAATCTTTTCCTGGTGCACGTGTTGCAAATCTTTCAAACAAATCTTTCATCTGTACATCTAGCTTAGATGATTCAGGTGCAGGTATTTCTTGTAAATCTTGAAACAGTTTCTTTAGAAGTTTTCTCCAAATTAATTTAGATACCGGATCCATAATCTTTTGAGTCTGATTCATACATGCCATACCAAACTTATCTGGATTCCAAAGTGTCTCGTCATCACATTCTACTTGATCACCATCAATGGATACAACATAGATCGGCGGATCCGATTCATACTTCTCAATAGATCCTGGTGCAATACCTGGAAGTTCTCCATCGCCTACACCAAACTTCACCATCGCACATGCCATTGGATCACAATGACTATGCATCGGTTCTTGTTTACATTTGTATAGATAGTCTTCTTTCTCAACTGAGTTTGAACATACTAAAACTTCATCATCACCCAGTGGTGGATCAAAATACTTTTGATTATATAAAAGCATTTTTGATTTCCAATTCTTATCAAATCTTTTTTTAAGATATACACCTAGATGAAACAACACATCATTACGTCCGCCTTCTTGAACTTTGTTAGTGAGCAATGTTTTTAAACAAGGTGGTATACCTTCAAAGTCATCATTCGTTTCTTTTTTCTTTGTTGCAATCTCAAACTGTTCTAGCTTTTGTTTTGTTAATGCTTTGAACTCATACAATTTTAAAAACTCTTCTAATGATACGGCCTCTGCATTTTCATTAAATGCATATCGTACTGTTCTTGTGCCGCCGTGATATGGTAAATTTAAATAACTACCCACACTTTTGTCTGATCGTTTTACATCTTGTTTTGGAATAATTTCTGATCCTGATTTACCAATAAATGCTGCAACCATTTTTAATTTAGTTCGCATCAATGACGCCGGTACCCATTCTTTTGTAAATATAAATAAGTGACCACCTCCTGACTTTGATCTAAATAAAGTAGTCGGTAAATCTTTTGTTTTATTTATGATTGCTTGATGATCTAAATTATATTCATCAATATCTACACAGCCCCAACGACATAAGTTATCTTCATTAATTGGTACGATACCTAGAGCAGGCTCTTCTCCATTTAAATGTTTTTGATATAATTCTAATGTTGGTTCACTTCTAATGATACTATTCTTAGTTTCGTGCTTCCCGTCTCTCGGACGTATCTCTCCAGTCTTTGTAGTAATTCCATAGGCTGATCTTAGCCCATCAAATATCTCTCTAAACTTCTCTGTCATCTGTCCCTTTCATTGGGGCGCGATGGACTCAAACCACCCTTGCGCCCCTATAAGTTTACTACTTATTATTTAAACTAGTGTGAAACTTTTTTGCTCTTTCATAGAGAGCAGCATTTTCCACTGGCCCCACAAGTGATACATTGTAACCATACCATTGATTACCTTTACCACTATTAAGTACCGAGTTTAGTTTATAAATATGGCTAAAAGATGCCGGTGTATAAGGACCATCTTTACCATCCATAGTGATACCCATCATCATTGAGTTCCACTTTCTGCTGATCTTTCCTTGTGATGAACTCAAAGAAATCAAAGCAGACTCCGCACTACCATTCTCCGCTAGGATCAAAACATAGTGCTGGCCAACAGTTAAGATGTAATTACCGTTTGGTAATCTATCTTTACCCATGCCATCTTTTGTAGTTTTTTCTAGAATATCAGAATCATCTGCAAAGATGTTTTCTGGTCTACCAGAACCTGTGCCATAGTCAGCCCATTCTTGGTACTCTAGTTTATAGTGACATGGTACAACCATAATACCTTTGTCACCATCATACAGTTTTTTAGTAACTGTATTCAGAAACATACCAGGCTCTGCACCTTCTACGTAATTTTGATTACGCTTCTGTGCTTCACCAGATCCGTTCTGTAATAACTTCAGAATAGGAAGAGCAACACTTTCACTCTTAACATTCTGTAAGCCTGCGAACGCGTCAGCTTCAAACATATTTGCAACTGCACCGCTCGACTTTTTAGCTACCGCTTGTTTTTGCGTTTCACTTGTCATCGCTTGTTATCTCCTTTTAATTTTTGTTTGGTTACCTACAAACGTTTTAAAGTGCTCAGAGGGCAAGTCTTGTCCAGACTCAACTCGCTCTCTAAGCGTTGCCTTGAGTGTCTGAGGATTCAC